TCTTAGAACGCTCAGACTCACGGGTCTTGTCCTCATCAGACCAGATACCGTAGTAGAGACGCTCGTACTCGTCCCACTTCTTTTCGTAGTTTACTTCCTTAAACTCACGCCATCTATCGCAGTGAGTGGTAACGTACTCAACTAGAGCACGATCTGCTTCTGAAATAGGATCTTCTTTAAAATCAGCCATGTTTAGTCCTTAGTAGAATCACCAAATGGATCGCTGCCTTCTAATTCCTCGTACTCTACTTCTACTTCCTTGGTCATAGGCTTGAATATCTGAGCATCTTTCAAGCCCTCACCCTTGGCTGCAGTGATAATCTTCATCATGCAATAAGGGGACAGAGCATCTAGCTCTTCCTTGATAGCTTCAAATACACCTTCATTAGAGATCAGAGAGTCCCAGTTTAGAGGAACCATCTCTTCTTCGTTCATCATTTCGTAGTCCATGCTTTCTCCTAGTATCCTGATATATCGTCTAAGGCTTCGTATTCTTCTTCGTCCAGTACTCCAACAAACTCTGTGACACCAATCTGATCGATGTAGGCCAAGGCATCAATTAGGTCATCGTGGACCTGTGGGTTAGGGAAGTTAAGAAGCTGATCTACAAACTGCTTATTCCACTCGCCTCTAACTAAGCTAATCCTTCCATGCTCGAAGCGACCCTGTAATGCCCATACTATACGGTCCGTCTTCTTCTTGTTCCCATGAGTCAGATCTATCACTGACAAGAAATAGTTCTTCCTCCTCATCAAGTCTTGTAGGTACGGGAGTACGGCGTTCTTGGCCATTCCCCGCTCTATACCTATTAATCGCACATCGTAACTTTTTGCTGTGTCTAGTATTTTTAAAGCTGTTTCTTTGATGTCCCATCTACCCGCCACTATTGTATCTACGAACCATCCATCCTGACAAACCTTGACCACAGCTATAGCAGACTCGTCAAGATTCTTCCTCTTGTTACCAGCCTGCTTGCTTACATCTTCAAAGCCAGCCAGATCAACAGCGATGTAATAACTACCGTCATCAGGCAAATCATCAGAATCAACATACTTAATCCATTCATCCTTAAATAGGTCTGACGCAGCGGCCTCGAAACTAGCAAGGTATTCCTGTCTAAAACTGAAGGAAGACATTGACTTCTTTGCAGCCTCAATCTCTTTAGGATCGAGAAGAGGGTTATCAAAAGAAGTAAAGTGAAACGAGGACCAATCTTCATCTTCATCCTTCTGAGCCATCTGGTACAACTCGTAGAAGTGATTCCTGCCCTTTGGTGTACCAATGAACAGTGCTCCACCCTTTACATCTGACAGTGCTGGTCTAAGGATCTGCTCGAACACTTGGGGCTTCATGTCAGCGTACTCGTCAATCACGACATACGCCAGACCCACACCTCGCATCGTATCTGGTCTATCAGACCCTTTTAGGTAAATCTTCCTATCGTTTACTAAAGTTATTACCGCCGTATTCTCGTGTACAGTTTTGATAACTTCATGTCCAAGTTCTTTAAGAACCGTCCACATAATGTCTTTAGCTTGCTGAAAAGTTGGGGCAACATAGAAGACATCCTTCTCTTTACTTTTTAAAGCCTCAATGATGAGGGTCCAAGCAGCAAGGCGAGACTTTCCAAATCTTCGTCCTGCAGCAACCACTTTAAAGCGATGATTATCATTAAATACTTCCGTCTGCTTTGGATGTAGTTCGACTCTAAGGTTTGCCATCGGAGTCCTCCACATCAACTACTTCATAGTCAATCTGTTCAGTTTCCCTGGCAGCTATCTGGGGTGTACCAGTGGTAACAATCTGTACCTGAATAGCACCAGCCCTGCCCTGACCCTGCTTCTCAAAGTGACTCAACGGCAGTAGCCTATCGATACACATCTTAAGACAGGCAACCTGATCCTTATCAGCATCGTCCATCGCTTTACGCAGGACAGTCTCGATTACTTTCTCGCCACTGGTGGACAGTAACCGAGCATAGAATTCTTTTATCCTAGCCGCCTCACCGGGAGGTCTTCCTACTACGTTTCTATTCTTCTTGGCTTCAATGTCTGCCTTACGGGGTCTGCCACGTTTCCTCTTTGAAGGGGACACAGACACATCAGACAGAGGTTCAGTGTTTGACACTAAATTCTCCTCTATATAGTTGCTACATAGTTTCTCTGTATGTAGTGGTATATAATTATTAATCGATTACTTAAAAGTAGATGATTATTAATTATTAATTGATGATTATCGTTAGAGCTTCTTAAGCGATTAACTGCTCAGATCTATATAGTCATCTTCATGTTGCTTTACTACAACACCTATTATAGCATATTTTTAGAGATTTGTCAAGTCTTTTCTACTGTTCTGTCCCTATATAGGGCTTGGAGAGTACTGGATAGCCTGTCCTTTTTTATTAAGATCTGCAGGGGTGGACTGCACAAACCTAAGTTATTGATTTATAAGGACTTTCTAGCACTACTACATCTAGTATTTTTATAAACAATTTAACCTATATATAGGGTCTATTTTGCCTTCTCTTGTGTGTTACAGGGTCCTGATAATATCACAACTTAACAGCACCCCCTCCCCCCGTCTATGCAGATATACAGATATAAGCATAGTGTTGTATTTACGCAACAGATGCTAATGAGAATGATTATCAATTAGATAGTGTTGTATAAATACCACAGTTGCAGAGAGAGTGTCTTTAATGCACCATATTAGTGCACTCCAGCCACTATCTAGGGATCTGTCCAATACCTGAGTAGGCTTGTCAAGTTAAGGGTTTTCCCTAGTAACTTTCTCTTGAACTAATCCGTTTTATAGGTATCATAGACACATCAACAAAACGAAAGGAAACACCATGAAAGCAATCCACTTCACCGCCTTGTTTTTTGCAGGAACTATACTAAACGGCCTTGGCGCTCTATTGTTCCACTTTACAGGCCATACCGTAGAAGGCTATTTACTTTCTGTCCTAATGTTAGTAACCTTGGCAATCGCAATAGCATCTCTTAACAATCCAATTGACTAACCTCGAAAGGTTCTAAAATGTTAAAACTCTCGAAGACTTCAAAATTAGACGGTATTCTGTCATGGTCTCTTCAGGCCCTCGATACTTGTCCCGGTTCTATCGGTTCAAATGGTGAGTTAGTTCCGGCGTGCTCAGGGTGCTATGCCACCACGGGCAATTACAGATTCTCGAATGTAAAAGCACCAAGGTTAGAGAATCAGGAAGATTGGAAAAGTGACGATTGGGAGGAAAGAATGATTAATGCCCTAGAGTCTCAACGCTACTTCAGATGGTTTGACTCCGGCGATATGTACTCGATCAAGTTAGCGGAGAAGATTCTCTCAGTCATGGAGCAGACACCATGGGTAAAGCATTGGCTACCTACTCGCATGGTTAAGTTTGACAAGTTTAAGGGCATTGTCTCTAAAATGCAACAATTGCCTAATGTTATGGTTCGATTCTCTTCGGATAGTGTCACGGGTGAATATACTTCCGAACATGGTTCTGTAATCGTGCCCGATCCTAATCAGGCTAAGGGCTTTTTGTGTAGGGCTTATGAGCACGAAGGCCGTTGCAACGGTTGCAGAGCGTGCTATGATAAGGCCGTGCCTTTGGTGTCTTATCCGGCACATGGAAAGAAAATGGCCAAGGTTATTAAAATTTTACAAGTGAAGGGAGTTTGATATGAGCGCATGGGAATATGCTAGTCTGTCTTTTTTATTGTTAGGCATTGCAGGGGTTATCATGATTTTTAAACCGTGGGATTTAGACTAAGGGGCTTAAAATGGACAGGAAAAATATGATAGAGTCGCTGATTGAGTACGAATTGCAATGGCTTGTGGATAATTATGATAAACACTCTTTAGAGGAGGTGACAGATTTTTTTGCTAATGGGGGGTTCCACAATTGGACAGATAAGCAGTTAGAAATAAAATTCAATATGTTATTTTCGGAAGAGGAGCATTAAATGACTGCTAACGATACAAGGTCGCAATTAGACCTAATATGGAATGCTTTGCACTTTTACCGGGAGCATGGAATACCCGAAGGGCACGAGAACTATGACGATCAATGGTCGGATCTGTGTTCCGCAATGGCTTATATTTCAGAAGATCTAGGGGAGGACTATTAATGAAGGTATTAATCGGACAGTGTATAATGTTTAATCAGGACTCAGTCGGGGATGAATTTGCCCTAATCTGTGGCCCTTATCGAATCGAAGATATGACTATGGAGGACTATTGCAAGTGGGCAGATAAAACCACAGAAGACTACATTACAGAAGACTATGACGGGGAAATTCACATTGCTAAAAATTGGGAGGATTTACTATGAAGGTTTATATAGACTTGAAAGCAATTCGTGGGACTATCAAGGGTGAGGCTCGTGACTGTGGCGTTACCAGTCTCTCAATAGCGGGAGGCGTGTCTTATCGTGAAGCATGGGATTTGCTATTCAATTGGGGAAGGGACAAAGGCGAGGGCGTAAGCCCTTTTCAGTTAGAAATGGCTTCTAAGGGGCTTAATCGGGACTCTAAGCGGTTTTCTGCTATGAGTAAGGTTACCCTAGCCCAATTCATTAAAACGCACTCCAAAGGCCGTTTTATCGTCTATACGCGCAATCATGCTATGGCTGTCGTGGATGGTAGGCTATACGATTGCAACATGACTAGAGGACAGACTAAGATTGAGGGATTCATAACGCTATGATTGACAATCTGAAAGCATTGGTGGTATTGTTTCTTTTCTTTTTTCTAATAGGGGTTATGTCATGAAGAACATTGATTTGCACGCTAGCGAGTTAGTCATGGAGCTAGAGGGGCTTGGTCATTACGGACTAGGGTACTTTGCAGGTGTACTGGTAGAGCGTAGGCGTACACTTGCGGAGGAGTTAGTCATTGCAATAGAACTTAATAAAGAGGGGCTAGAATATGACGAATGACGAGATTATAGAGATCGCAGACGATATGCTAGGCTATTCAGACTTCGGGAACTACTACGGAGACGTAGACGAGATGCTAGAATTCGCCGATAAGATCATTAAACGAACCATTGAAAACCACTTGAAAGGCAAGAACCATGAGGAGGACTGTCCTGCAGTAGACGGCTTTGGGTGTAGGTGCGGAGAAGTTAGCAATTGCAATCAAACTTAACAAGGAAGGATTAGACTATGATGAATGAATACAATTACGATGATTGGAACGACTGCGATGCAGATACAATCGATTACAGTGCAATCGAGCAGTCTGAGGAGCGGATCTCAGAATTGGAGCAGACTATCAAGGACATGGAAACGGATGAATTGTATATCCTCTACCATATGATGAATGCTCGCAAGAAGGGCACTATTGATGCCGTGTTCAAGGACTTGGACTTCTTGATAGGGCTGCACAGTAAGGCATTAATTGAGAAGGCTAAGAACTACAAGCCACAGGAGTT